GCCCAAGGAACCCCTTGGTGATAATATCTTTTGCCACGTTCTGAGCGAAAGTACCTTTGAGACCATCGGCCAGTGCCCAGTTTGCAGCAGGGTTCAACATACCTACTCGTGTATCTGATGGAACAGACTCATCGTCAAGTCTTGTTTGCGCATTACCTAAAGCCAAAAACGTAGCTGGAGTCGTCCCAGGTGTACCTACAGAGTTGTAAACATCGGAATAAAGTCCACAAAGAGCAGCATCTCGACCATTTGCCAAGGCCAAAGTGGCAGGGATAATATACCTTTTGCTATACTCTTCAATGGTCTGGGTAAGTTCTACGGAGGTGAACTTCCAAGCCACGTGGGACTGGGTTGACACCGTAATAGAGGTAGACGGTTCGGAAATTGTTGACTCGACAAGTGTTATATCGTCTGTTACTCTAAATTTATTGGGTTTACGAATCGTGATGGTTTGACCAACCTTCACAAACTCGTTCTTATACGCAGTATGGACATGTCTTCCCATCGCCATACTATTGACAAGTTGCATCAATACTTCTTTTGCGATAATTGTAGGATTTAGTAATGTTGCCATTGTGTTTTCTCCTTATTTTCTGCCTGATTCCCTTGCCGCCCGGTATTCTCTGGGGTTCATATCCTCTAAAGCTTTTTCAGTGACCCCTGTAGTTTTCACCGGAGTTATAGGTTCAGGCGCATTAGTTGTTCTTTTTCTGGGTGGCGGAGCATGAAGCCTCGCCTCTATTTTTCCAAATTCGTGAGCGACCTTGAGAGGCGGAAGTTTCGCAATTTCAGCGGCTTCTTCTGGGTGCTTTCCGAGATAATAGAGAACATCCTCTGCGGTATCGGAAAGAAGGATCGCTGCAAGTTCTGCATCAGAAAACTTGAAGTCATCGGTAAGGACGAGTTCATTGAAATCAGCATATTTCGTGCGTCCTTTTTCGCATATTTCGTCAAGTTCCTGATAAGTTTCGTCAATCGCTTTCTTTTCGTCTACCGTTGCTACTTCCTTCGAGACTTTTTCCCTTTCTGTTCGGAATCCTTGTTCAACCTTCCAGTCGGTAAGGGCTTCAAGATAATCGGCTTCTGTCTCGAAATTCTCTACCTTTGGTTTATCTGCCTGCGGGATAGCACTCTTGGCCGTCTTTAACTCTGCTTCAAGTTCAAGACGTCTTGTGTGTTCATAATCGTACTCACGTTCCTTTGTTCTGAACTTCTTTGTAATCTCGTCAATCCTTTCCTGCACCGCATCTTTCACTTTCGGTGGTTTTGTCTCAACCTTTTTCTCTGGCAGAATTTCTTCGGAAGTCTTTTTTATCTCTTCCTTCTTCTCTGTTTTGGGAATGACCGGTGTTTCCCTTTCTTCTTCTTCGGTCTTCACTACTTCGTCTGCTTTTTCAGGGAGCGGTGAAATCGAACTCACCGAAAGATTATTGGGGTCGTCAACAGTATTGACGATTATCGGGATGATACTCACATCTTCAATCTTTTTTTCTTCGACTGTGTTTTCCATGTTTTGCAGCCTCCTAAGCTGTGCCTTGAATCCATCAAGTTGGGTTAAGGTTAATAAAAAAGGGCAACCACTCGGTTTTTACACCAAGCAATTGCCCTCGTTTTGGGATAAGGCTACTTATTTAGTTTTTATTATACGTTCTGGGTTTCTACCTCTGTGCGTAATGTTTTGTCGGCCTCGATAATCTCATCATTATTGTCTTCCTCTCCATCACCCAAATCAATAAACCAATTATTTCCAAGTGCACTTAGTACCATCTCGATTGTCTTGGCTGAAATTTGATATTCTTTTTTCTCAAGTTCCATCATCTTACCCTCCTTTTAAGATAAGGTAATTTTTACATCTTCAACCTTGTTGACTTCCACCTTTCTTGGAATACCGTTTGCAAAATGAATAACCAACTTCCCATGAAATTTTTCATCTATTTCCTTAATGAGAATAACCTTATTATCCTCGGTTTGCAATAAAATCTTATTCATTTCTTTTCCCGCTCTTTTCGATATTCTTTAGGAGAAAGTTCCTCTAACTTCTTCTTTTTTATTGGTTCAACGGATACCTTTTCGATCTGGATACCTACCGAACGATCTTCCTCCCCACTCTGCCGCTCCGACATACTAATTGAAGTGACACGGGCTTCGGCTTGGACCATCACCATATCTCCTGTCTCATAATTTAATAAGGAGGGTATCTTGTCAATTTCCTCTTTCTCAAACCGAATCTGCAAACCATAAGGCCACCGATCTTGATTGTCAGTAGACGGCATAACCATGCCTTCTTTTTTCAGCTCTTCTTTCGTTTTCTTTGGAAGTTTAACATCGATTAATTCGGTCATAATAATTTTCCTCCTTAATTAAGTAATGCCAATTTCGATTCTGATGTATGATTTTGCAAGATCGCACTTAACTTTATTACCCTATCAAGATGGTATCCAATTACTACTCTGGTCAGGTTGTGGATTAAAAATAGTGCAGATTCCAGGTTCTCCGGAATCCCAAATACCTCAATCTGACCATTATCCATTACTGAAATAATCATCTTGTGAACTACCATATCTATTTAACCTTTTTCTTCTTTCCTCTGGCCACACGGGTAACGGCATTAGATGATCCCATGACCGCATCTCTCAAGGCATTACCTGTAACCTTGTAAGGAAGGTCTTTCCCTTTGGCCTCTGCGGAATGACTCTTCAATTCTTTCATGGTCATCCCTGCTGCCATCTCCTTTGAGGCTCCCTTTAGTTTCGACATCGGAATGTCCCCCTTCCTTGCGGCTAAGGCGATATTTCCCGCTGTGGTCTGGGCGGATGAGGTGTATGGGGTATGTGGTCTATGTTTTCCTGGCATGTTATTCTCCTATTTGTCCCTGCAAATTTAAAAACGAATCTACAAATGTTTTTTGCTCCGAAGTATAATTAAGTGCCGAAGGATCGCCACTTAAAATCCTGGCAGCAATAGTCTCCATCATCCCCTGTTCATTTTTTTCATAAGGAGTACCTATAAATGAATTTCTTTGTTCTGGAGTAATCATAAAATTTGGAACTATCCCGCCTCTCCTCATGTAAATTCTTGCCGATTCATTCCTAATAACCGACTCTCTTTCCTGATCGTTTAATGTCGAATAAGGATTCAAGATAACCTTATCATCTTCCGTTGCCATTCCAGTTACATTTGGGTTTGCCTTAAAATATAAATCTTCTCCAGGATATAAACTTTCCCTCAATAACGGATTACTGGGAATAACTACTCCATCTTGCTTCGGTACAACAACCTCTGGCCCCTTTTCCCCAACTATATAAGGTTGATCTTCCCGAACTGGACCTCCTTCTGCTCTTCCTGGTATTGGGGTCGTTGTCTTTTGTCCTGCGGTAACTTTTATCTGATTATCAATCTGCAATCCTTGAAGTTTTACTTTCTCCTGCTCAATCTTTATCTGAAGTTCCTGTAATTTCAATCCAGCCTCTTGCAATTTCACTTCTAACAACGGATCAGGAGGAGGGGGAGGCGGCGTAGTGGTTGAGGAAGGGGAAAGGGAAGGAGGTAACTTTCCACCACTATTTTCAGCCGCCTCCCTATCTTTCTTTTCTCGTATTTCTGGCGGAAGTAAAAATTCTAACCTCTCCGCCATTTCATCAGCACCTGGCCAATCCATAGACTTCGCATACAGATCACCAATTAAAGGAGCTGCATCAGGATAGTATTGGATAAATTCGCTCATTGATTGCCGTGCCTCCGTCCTCTGTGTAGTAAAGGACGGCCCAACCGTAACAACAACATCATAAGTGCCAATAGATAGATCTTTTACAATCGGCCCTTCGGGGGTTGTTTCAATATTTATTGCCTCAAACTTCTGTAATCCACCCTCTAACCCCAACCGGATAATCCTTTCCGTATCCAAAATCCCTGGTGCCACATCGACCAGAACTCGACCAAGATGTTCGATAGATCGAGCAAGGTTGTCGATAAAGGCAAACGTCCCTACATCGCCTTCCTTTTTCCGCTCTTGGATAGCAACCCCGGATCTCTCGTTACTCTGCATTCCGAGTGAGGCTTTTTGGAGTCCCATCGTATCCCGAATCTCCTGGTCTGCCATTTGAATCTTCGATACCATAGCGGTAGACACTTGGGGCGGAGGTTCACGGTGGGGCCACCCAGGAGCTTTTTCGTCTGCATTTACCAATAGAACCGCAAAGTTTTTTCGATGAGCCTCATTCCATTGTAATTCGTGACCGGCTATCTGTTTTGCTGTCGCAATATAAGGGGTCTTGGCCGCCAAGGCTACCGTTTCGGTATCACAAGAATTATGCGTAGGTATCATGCCCTCTCCGGCAAGAAATAAGTTTGAAGGGCTATCAACTGCTATACACTTTACTGGAACCGAATTTACTTTTTCGATACTAACAATTCGATAGCGTTTAGACTGGTTCCGATTCGTTTCTTTAGGAATATTCTGTTTTTTTAGCTTATATTTTAGTTTAAAAACAGGTGTATCAGAATATGTAGTAAAATAAAAATGATATTCTGTTTTGCCTTTAACCCATTCCCCTTTGTAAAAATTTCTTGTATTGGAATCTATATAAGAACTTGCCTTAAATCCAAGTGTACGTATCAATTCAGAAAACCCCTTGGCTAATTCAGGAATGGCTGTCGTAAACCTCACCCCTCCTCCATTCTGGCAAGAACCATCCCCATCCATAAGACCCTGTAATAAAGATAATCTCTGATTGAATGAACTGCGAAGATATTCCGTTGGAATATGTTTGTTTTTAAGTAAATTATATTCTACAAATTCTTTTCGTAATCCTAAGATATGCCTTCGATAAATAGACCCATCATTCATGGGTTTCTTTTCTGTTAATTTACATCCGTCCGCCACCATATATCCCGACAGTTCATTTATAGTATTTTTATGAGCAAAGATTGTTGGATAGTGTGAAGCTCCATCAGACAGCCATAATCCAAGAGTATATGGAGGTATCTTTAAATCCTTTTCGGGCAATTCAAGCGGTTTAGTTACATTTATGCGGTGTTTTGCAATCAACAAGTCTTTTGTATGTACCGTTTTTTGTTTCCATATAGTCTTATAATCTGGTCTTTGCCTGATTTGTTTTTCTTCAACTGCCCACAAATGGTCTTCGTCTGCAACTATAAAGGAATCGTCATTAAACATAATTTTATAACAATCACAATTATCAAATATAGGACTTTCTCCAAGAACTACATTTGGTATTCCTTTTTCACTAAAAACGATATCCCCTTTATGGATATCTGCCATGATTTTCCAACCATTAATCGTTGGGATAGGGGTTGTAAGGCTTAGACGATTCCAGTAATTGTACATCCGCTGCGGATCTTTAGCATTTCTGATCAATCCTCTTACTTTTCGTTTACCGCCAACATTAAGTTCTTTCCCCCAAATTGGAATGACGGGAATATATTTCTTTCCAACCCAATCTTTTTCATCCTCAATTTTATTCCCAGACAAAAGATACCACTTAATTTTATAACCGTTAACCGTACGTTTGTTAGTGTAGAGAGGAGACTCCCCACTTTTGATAGCCCTTCCGCCTCCAGGAACCTTATCAACAATACTTCCATCATCCAATTCATAAATTGTTTTAGTAAAAGGTTCTTTGGTAAAATATTCAGCAACCCTGACGGTACTTGCGGTACACCAACCTTCTACAAACTGGCTGTCGGCCTGGCTAAACGGCATGGGATCGTGACCGTATGTTTCCTTGAATTCTTCCTTATCCATGTCGGTGATAATGAAACAATATGGAGCATCCGAACAGTCATATTCCGAATGTTTTCCCCAAAAGACAGCCAGGGCGTTGTCAATTTTTTTAATACGGGCGTCCTGGTCAAACGAATCATCGCTTACATATTCCGTAACAACCCTCATAGCTCCATATCCGCAGGCCACTGCATGTTCAAAACCATGATCTATTGCCGTATCTGCTTTGGATATTTGCTGGACGTGCTTGATCCAACCCCCAAGTATTTGGGCTATGGCTACATCAGCTTTATCATCTACGGGAATAACCTTGATTGAAGGGCGGTTCATCCTCTGATCGCCAACAACCTGATCGATAAATGTCGGCATTTTATTGGTGGTTATGCAGGGTCTACCATCCGCTTCCCGTTCTGCCCGAATTGCGGCGGGCCACTGTGCACCCTCAATCCCGATAAATTCAAGATCCTCCAAGGCAAGTTTGCGATTTTCGTAATCATCATCCATCGCCTTCTTTAATCGATCTCTGGCCTCTGCCAATATTTTCATTTCGTGGGAGAAGGCATCATTCTCGATATCTCTTTTTGTCTTTGCCATTAATTCATCCTGTAAAATAAAAAAGGCCACACCGAAGGATTTCTTCTCCGAAATGCGACCTTTGCTCTCATGTAATGATCGAGAATTAGGCGATTAAAACTTATCTCTATCTCATTTTATTGTCTCCAGTAACATTCTCTTCAATCCCTCAAGTATTTTTAATGTCTTAATCACCTTGTCCTTTGGAACCTTGACAACTTCGTCATTATTATTATTTACTTTTTTAGAAATGTCAAGGTTTCTTTTATAAATAATTTCCATCAACTCTTTTTTGCTTACGGTTTGTGCGTCGTATAAACCTGGTTTGTGTTTAGTCATACCTTTATTGCCACGGCCTTTTAAAAATTATCACATAACAGAATTTACACCTTTCCCATAAACTCATTTCAAATAGGGTTTTCAATACGATATTAACATCATCATAAAAATTTCTTTTTGAGAGTTTTCTTAACTTCTTGGAAACTCGGCCATTCATATTCATCCCGCCAAATAACCTAACCCCCCCGAGACATAATCCCTTCTCGCCCTCTCAAACGGCATTGACTGAACTTTATTTTGATATCCTACTGCGAAACACCTAAACGAATCTGCGGAATCAGAAGCCCAGTTGTGTAAGGGTTTATTTGCCAACGTTTCCTTCTCCTCATCCCACTCAGAACGATATGATTCAAGACCAAGAATACCTTTACCACACCTTCGCTCATCAAAACAACATTGACCTAAAACATTTCTTACCATCTCAATCCCGTTCATAATCGCCTGGGTATCCTTCCCTTTCTTGACGGTAATAATCGGCTCAACCCCAAGATTCTCTGCCGTTTCTTTCCTTGTCAACGCCACATCGGTTTCTCCCCCCATCTCCCGTTTCGCAACATCGTGAGGGAAATAATGATCCCCATAGACATAAGGTTTATCTTTCAGCACCTTCGCATAATGAGCCAAACCCATACCAACATTTTCATAATAATCAATAAACCGATACTCCCTCCCAATTTGCTGCATGAACCAGATCGTCATTGAATCATCGATCCCTAAATCCCAGAAGGTATAAACTTCATGACCATCTGAATGAGGAACGGAACATATCCTGCCTTCCTTCCTTGCATCGGCCATTTGCTTCGCATAGTAAACTCCCTTGATGTTTCTGTCAGTAATAGCCTCCTCTTCGTTCTCAGGATAGTTCTCGTTAACATCTCTTTCGGTCATCCCAGAGGCGATCATCTGTTGCTTAAAATCTTCTGGTCTATCAGGATGAGCATTCCATGGAAGGAATATCCGTTTAAACTTATTCAGGCCACGCATTGAGGCGATATGGAGATCTCTCGTAAAATACCACCCTGATCCCTCTTTAATTGCGTTTGATACAATAATCACCTGCCCTTTCGCTGCTTCTATGCCTGGATATGAGGCGTTATAAATGATTTTAGCCATGCGGTTTCTACATGTCTCATCCATTATCAGAATATTGGGAGTTTTAGACTGGGCGCCCATCTCTGTCGTAGGAAGACTTTTTATTGTACTTGTAAGGCCATTTGCATGCTGAAATTCAAAAATCTGCTGTGTTCTTGTCTTTGTAGGTGGTTTCAACCATACAGGTAGCCGGTCAAGAATAAAATAAACACGTTGTAGAAATTCTATACTAAGATCCTCTGTTACTGAAATGACAACGGTAAGATGAAGTTGATTTCTGATAGCTTGCCACAAGACATACATTCCCACTATCCAGGTTAATCCAAGTTGGCGTGCCTTGAGAATTATCAATAGGTTTGATTCTGTTATTGTTGGAATAATTTTCTCTTGTTCCGGCCATAAGGTTAATTTAATAGCGGTATGGGATTCCTTATCTTCGATGTAAATATATTTTTGGATAAAATACAAAAATGATCCTATAACCTTTTTACATTCACGGACTTTTTCTTCTAATGTTAGTTCATTTTTCATTTCACTCACCAAAAGCCAAAGATGGTTGAAATGGTTGGTCAAATTTTTTACTTTTCAAAATATTATCCAGTGCCCACATTGGTTGAAGATTCTTTAATGACCAGCAACGCTTAAAATCTGAATCGTTTGGCGTCTTATAATTGAAAATAGCTATGGGAATTTTATGATCAATATGAATCTCCCCAGACATAAATCTTTCCCATGTCATTTCAGGAAGAAACTTTTTTTCAAGATGTGACCTTAATTCTTCTGTGGTATACCCTACTAATTCCTGCCACTTCTTCCCGTTTTTTCTTCCCTTTAATGTTTCCCTAATAGATGTAGATATACGATGGTTAAGGACTCCTTTTGGTGTAACTCTCTGTTTGGTTATTGCCCTTTTTCCCATAGCCCTTACTTTGTCTGGATTATTTAATGCCCATAAATGTTTTCTTTCTTTCTCTCTTTCGGGATATTTTGATCGTCTTAATTTTCTATATTCTCGCTCTTTATCTTTATTGGCCTCTCGATACTTTCGTTTCATCGCCGCAACTTTTTCGGGATGTGCCAAGACCCATTTGTTATTTGATTCCTTAGCCCTTTGTTTATTTTTGTGATACCAAATTTTACTTTTTTCTTTACTACAAGACTTGCACCAGATTGATTTATTGTAAAACTCTTGTTGTTTCTTACAATGGGTACAAAATTTTACCTTCCGGCACTCCTTTACTTTTTGCTCTAAGGTAAGTTCTTCTTTGTCTTTCATATTGTTTTCAATAGAACGTATAATAAAACAAACAAAAGAAATATAATCCCGCCACCAACAAAACCAGATTGGGGATACCAAAACTGATACCATTTGGCCAAATGATTCCCCCAACGAATAAATTTATCCTTCATTTTTTAACCAAATAAAGTTCAAAAGAATCTCCCTTTTTAATAGTATCAATTTCTTCCAAAAGGGCATGGATAGCGGGAGTAAAAAATCTTTCAATTATTTCCTTTTTAGCCTTTGGGTCAATGTCAATCTGAACTTCTACTTTTTTTGCTTTCATTTTTACCTCTTCCTCGGTTTTGCTGTATAATATCCACCGCCATCAAGTTCTATCAGGTTGGTAGGGTTGTTTCTCGCTGGACATTCTTATTCCTTAAGCTCATATTTTCTCCTTATGATAATATATTTTCATAAATTTTCTTCTTTTTCCTCAATCTCTGGTTTGACTTTCTCTACGTCAAATCCGCCCTTCAAGACCTGCTCCCGGAAAGCCTTCCCAATAGACTCGGCACCAAGAACAGACTCATATGTTTCACGTGGAACACCTGTATATTTATACAATCCTCCACCCTTATAGGCAACTTCTAAGGTGTCACCCTCGTGACCAATGGATTCTATAAAAGAGGACTTAACTTGAGTTCGATTCATTTATTCTCCTGTTTATTTTGCTTTAAAGGGAAGTTCATTACAAACGAAACCGGCCGCCTGCATTGTTTTCTAATCCCTTCATGATCATTTCAACCACATCAACACATTCTTTGGGATCTTTG